GTGTGCGTCTGTACGCTAGGCAAAATAACGAGAGATTTGCCATTCGAATGAAAGAGCCGTCCGAACGCCTGTGCCTCTCCCGGTAAAACTTCGATCACTGCAATCTGCATATCACAGGAGCTGTAACCCAGTGTTACTGAGAGAACAGGGCCAATAATTTCGTGTTCACAGCCCTGTCCCTTCACGATATCACCAGCTTCTACGAGCTTTCCATTTCGATCATGTGGCATCTTTTAGTCCTTTCTTCGCGGCTTCGCCTCCTCGCGTGAAATCCCCTAAACCCCTTCAGCCTAAGCCCCTAATCCCCTAGCTCTCCAGCACCCCATCATTCCCATCCGGCACGCCCGGCACGGTCAAGGTCTGTATCCCTTGTATAACCGGGTCCATCAGGCCGTTTGCCGCAGCAATCGTCGTCCAGGCCTGCGCCTGCTGATACTGCGAAGCGGCGATATGGAATAAATCTCCTCCCGCCGTAACGACCGTGTTGCTCGTCTGAGAGACGGCAACCACGTTTTTCTGGATCCGCCCGAGCGTTCCCGCAAGCGATACGAGCGCCTGCATCTGGTTCATGGCGGCCATCGCCGCCTCGATATCCGCCGCCGTTACGAGCGGAAGCGCCCCAACCATTCCGATCGATGTGTTTTCGGCGATAACTCCCTCGAACAACGCCTCGAGCGTCACGACCCTGGTCTGCACCGCCGCAAGCGACTGCACTACCACCGCCGCCGCGCTCGCGGCCAGGTTTACAAAACTCGTGACACCTGCAACTGCCGCCTGAAACGTCGCAAAAAGGCCGGTCAAAGTCGTATCGGCGACCGCTGCCACCTGAGTCCCCGCCGTCGTCATATCGGCCGAAATCTGATCGTCTAAGCCCGTATTGTTCACCTGGGCCACAGGTGCGGTCAGGTTATCGACCACCACGAACTTGATGCGGTATGGGATCTGATAATAGCGCTGGTATCGCGGCTCAAACTCTTCGATCACAACCGAATAGGCCAGCCGTCCCCAGGTAAGAGGCAGCGCGTTTCCCTGGATCCGGAGCGTATCGAGGTAAAGCGCCCGGTCCATCGCGTCGGGTCCCTGGATGAGGCCGCTCCACTCCAGGTCCTTTTCGCGCCGGCCCAGGGCGTCCACCTGGCGCACGCCTCCGATCAGCTCGTGGATATGGAGCTTCTGCGTCCCGCCGAATCCTATCTCCTCCGGTATTTCGATCTCCCGGAAGATAAAAGATCCAAGCTTTAAAGTCGTGTCAGGCATTGGTCGCTTCGCTCCACGAAATAGGGTCTTAGGCTGAAGGCGTTCAGGGGTTTAGAGGTTCGAACTACCTAATTGCTTAAGCCCCTTCAGCCTTTATTTTGCTGTCGGCCTCTTTAACCGAGGCCGACGTTTGGCGCCCCATATGTATAATCCGGGTATCCGCCCGCAAGCGCCCGGCTCGATTCCTTCACCTGATGTTCGGTTACTGCCTCGGCCAGCACGCGCTCGTCCAGCTTTATCGTACTGTGCACCTGGACCGTGTTTGCCCCGCCGCCGCGAACGTAATTGCTCGCATAGCTTTTGCCCGTCCCGAGGCTGCTCAGATCGTCCGGATGCGCGGCCCTTATCGTTGCGTCCGGAGGTCCTCCCGATCGGCCTCCCGAATGCGGTCCGGGGAAAAACGACGGGAATCGCTTCTTTGCCGCAGCATCCAGATCGTCCAGCCATTGGCCGGCCCGATTCATATCCGATTGGAATTTCGATTTTACCTTGTCCCAGTTGTTGTAGATCGCCACAGCAGCAACCGCCAGCCCGGCAAGAGCCGCGATCGCCAGCGTTACCGGCGAGATCAGCGCCGAAGCCGCCCCTCCTAGCAGCCCTAAGGCTCCCGTCAGACCTCCCAGGTATTTCAAGAGCGCCGCGTACATGAGGTATTTGCCCAGGCCCATGAGGATCACTCCGAGCGATCCCAGCCCGTAGACCGCCAGTCTCGCTCCGGTTGCAACCGATTCGTCGCCTTTGCCCAGCTTTTCGATCAGCGCGCTCAGTATATTGTTCGTCCCGGTCAGCACGGTATTTACTTCCGGCAGGGTCTTTTCACCCAGAAGCGTCAGGATGGATTTGAAGTTCGTCTGCGCGTTTATCGCTTTCTGCCAGACGGATTCGTCGGCGAATTTGCCCTGGATCTCGGCGTTTCCGGGCAAATTCTTGAATTCGAGCATAAGCGAGTTCATTTGTTCGAGCGCCTGCGGACTCGAGAGAAGAGATGCGATCCGGCCGCCCTGGACGCCGAACGCATGCTGGAAATTCTTCATGATGTCCTGGCGGGCCAAGGCTTCTGGTTTGGTCGCAAATTCGCGGCCAAGATAAGTCGAGATCTGCGTCATCCATTTTTCGACGCTGAACTTGCCATGATCAAATATGGTCGAATGGCCGGATTCATCGATAAAGCCCATCGCTGCAAGCGCTTCACCGCTTTTCCCTCGGAGCAGCCCGGACCCGAACACTCCCGGAATCGTGCGCGTCATGGCAGCGATAAGGTTAGTGCCGCCCCGGGACCCGGCAAATCCCATTCGATTTAAAAGTGCTGTGAGCAAAACTATCTGCTCATCTCCTATGCCAAGCGCCGTCTTGGCGACCCCCTGCGAGTACTTTAGCGCGTTTCCAACCTCCATGAGGCTACCGGGCGTAATGAGCGAAGCCCGGGTTAAAAGATCCAGGTATTTTGTCAGCTCTTCCGGCGTGTAATGCTGGGCCGTATGCGCCAGGCGCACCGCTTCGACCACCGACTGCTGAGGCGCCATGCCCTTCAGAACATATTGCGCATCGGCAAATTTAGCGAAAACCGGAATAAGATCGGAGATTTGAGATACGGTCAATTTATTGCTCGTCGCCAGGGTCTTTGCCATCTGAGCGATCTGAACGTTCGAAAATGTCGTAACGCCAGTCACTTTCATTATGGCCGCCTCGAGAGAGGTCATCTCTCCTACGCTTCCCCGGGTGACCGCCTGGATCCCGATCATCTGCCGCTGCAGCTCGGCTGCGCTCGTAACGGCCGCCTTGAATCCGCCGACTATTTTCGTGCCGAACTGCTCCATCATCCTCCCGGCCATCATCTGCTGAAAGAACCCGCCGATTTTTTGCACCTGGCCGCTCAAACCTGTGAGCTGCCCCGATATCGTCATGAGACCCGGACTTACCTGGTTTTTGAGCCCCAGCGTTACCCATACCTGATAGGCGGTCGCCATTAATAGCTTCCCTCATAATTGAGATTGGCCGGCAGTCTGAAAACTCTCGAAAGCATTGCCGTCTGTCCGTTCGGAAGTTCCTTGGTGAGAGTTTCTCTCACAAAGCCGCCCGTTGTAAACTTGACCAGGACTCTCTCGATAATTTCCAGATTTCTCACGAGCGCCGGCCCCAGTACCGGCCGCATGGCCATCTTGGATGTTCCGAACTCGTGATAAACCATGATTTCCGAATCGCTGCCGATCCTCGCCTCGTCGTTTTCCACCTCGTGGCTGATCGACTCCTGGAGCGCCCTGGTCCGCATAAGCGGATTATCCGGAGGCGCAAAGCCCAGCCGCTCCTTTTCTTCCATCGTGCTTTCGGTCAGGGGCGCCCAGGCGGGAAATGCCCCGAGTCCCGGCTGGTATCCGCCTATTTCGTCTTTTGCCGTCAGCTCCACGATCTGCGCGCAAAGCTCCAGCCCCGGATGATTCTGCATCCCCTTTTCCGCGCAGTGCGTAAGATATGTGGCAAATCCCTCGAGCTCGAAAACTTCCATAGACAGGCCTTTAGACTGAAGGCTTTTAGGCAGCTAGGCAGTTCCTAGTCCCCTTCAGCCTATTCCCCTATTTTTACAAATTCCATCCGATTCAAATCGAACGTTTGTCCTTCCATCTCCGCAAACATAATCGCGCAAGCCTTTGCCATCGTTGGATCGAGTCGGAACGCCTCGCCTTTGGGATATCCGTTCTTAACCAGCCACAGCCTTTCCCTCAGGCGCTCGTCCCGAATAAGTTTTTTAGTAATTCCTCGTCGATATTGAACTGCTTCTGGTGTTTCATTGCGACCGGCGCGACCACCTGGATGCCTTCATTTCCGAGTTGCTTCAGCACCGCAAGCATCGCGACTCGCGTCCTTGGCGTTACGATCGCCACATCATCGATCTGCGCAACATACAGAGTCACTCGAGCCATCGAAGAAGTCGCCGGGTTTGCGGCCTCGTTCCCGCCGATCGCGGCCATGAGTTCGTATTCCTCGAGGATGCCGGGCAGCCGCGTCCGGATCTTTCGCCCTTTGCTGTCCGTAAGCATTTCCGTATCGCCCGAAGCCTTGACCAGAGCGCTTGCCGTGTCATCTGCCGGCCCCTGGTCCGCATTATTCATCGTTACCTTTGGCATTCTTTCCCTTTCTTTTTTTCACTCTTCACTGTTCACTCTTCACTGTTCACTGCGCGCTGCGCGCTATGCCGTCTTAATCCTTCTACTCGCCTTAAAGCTGATCTTCTGTTCCACGTATTTATCCCCGGCCCAGCTCCCGGACTCCGCATACGAAAAGACGACCTTCGTATACTGATATTGAGTGACGTTTCCGCTACTCTCCTGGATGGATTCGGTGATAATGCCGGTCCCCATCACCTGCCCGGCGTAATACGCCGCCTCCTTCGCCGCGAAAAAATCATCGATCAGCGACGATCCGCGTTCATACGTGAATCCGCCTTCCCATCCCGCAGGCAGCTCGTCATGGCGCACAACCGAATCGATCCCGACGCTCTTCAAACTGTGAAATTGCGGTTTGGAATTGAAGTCCTTCAGGATTTGAAAGTTCATCGGCCCCATCGGAGTTACGATGGTGGCCGTGATATCTTTACCAATTGAAATCCCTTGATCTGAGGGCATTGATGCCTCCTGTTGTCGGCTTATGGGGTTTAGGCTGAAGGGGAACCCTCACTTTGTTCGGGTTCGCGATTTACACAGTGGAAGCACATTTGATGCTTCAAGTTCGCGCCCGATCTTTTGTGAGGGCGCAGGCATTTCCTAATAGCCTTCAGCCTTTCTTTTGCTTCAGCCTAGGCCGCCGCCTGCGCCGGCAGTGCATTCCCATTCTGGATCTGCACGATCGATCCGCCCTCCAGGTTGATGATCAGGTAGTCGATCACGGCCAGGTACTGCACCTTCACGTCGATCTGCATGTACCCCAGCGCCTCTCTCGACGATGAGTTGTTCGTGTTGTCGCATTTGGTCGAATACGGAATCGTGCCCGCCGG